CTACAAATTTACTAAACTCTATACTGTCTCTTACTTGAAATGTTCTGTTGTGTATTTGTTTGATAATATCCTCTAGGAACTTAATTACGTGTGTATAATAGTCTAGCATATTTTTGATATTTGTCAAGTCATCATCTGCATCCAGATAGATTCCAACATCAGATTTCATAATCTTATGTGGAAATGGTTGCTCACGATAGACCTCAGGATCAGCTTTTCCTGAGTAGTATAACCATTTTTGTTTGTATTTGAATTTATACTCTATTTCTTTCTTTTTCTTTAGAATGAATGTTTCATTCATAATCTGATAATACTTACCGTGGAGTTGAGGAATTTTAATTGCCTCTTGATGAAGATTATCGGGGTCAATAACTGCATCTTCTCTCCACATTTGTTCAATTTCACTGTGCTTCACAAGGGATTCCCATTTTTATCCAAAAGGTCAAAGTATGTATAATGGAATTTGACCGTGGCAACAATGGGGTCTGGCTTGGAAATTGTGGCATCAAAGACAAGTGATGTCAGAGCAAATGGAAAAAGATCATAATACTTAACTTGTATTGTAGGTTTTTCATTTGAGTTAAGAACTTGCAGAGTACCATCCGAAAAGATGTTCATCTGTGAATTGATACTTGTATATTTGTTATTGTCTTGTTGTAGTTCATAGATTTGATGTAGGCTTTCAGGAAATCCTAATCCTCTAATCCATTTATTAATTTCTGCATAGTTACTCAAGTCCTCATCAACAAGGAATCTTATATCAAAGGATTCCATTTTTAGTTTATTGCCTGGCAACGGAATATCTCTTCCTAGTCCAGTTGGTTGTTGCCCAATTGAAAGATCCAGGCCAGGAATATTTGCTGAATTAGCAAAGAACACTGCCTTAGGTGCTCTTACAATACTAAATTTATATTTTGTTGGGTATGAATAATTTCTATTCTCAATTTGCCTATTTGATACGCTATAGTCTGTTTCTGGCATTATTATTGAGAGTAGTTATGGTTATTTATGGTAATTGACTAAATAGGGACACGAATGCTTTTATTGATGGATTGAAAATGGGTTATAGTAAAGAAGTAAAGCAAATTGTAGATTCTCATTGGGATAAGAGTGACTTTTATAAACTTGCTCACAATAAGGCTCTTAAAACAAAAATAATAAACGCGACAACTTTCTTAGATAAGCATTACAAAAATATTCAACTAAGAAGCCGGGTTTATTGCATTAAAAATGGAATAGATGAATCGAATTTACCCTTGTGTGAATCTAATTGTGGTAATTATGCGGCCTTAAGAAATAATAATGCAACTATAGGATTTTCGCGGCATTGTAGTCTAACCTGCCATAGAAGTAAACCTAAAATTGATTATGACGCTTTAATTAAATTGAAAGATTATGAGTGGCTTTATGAACAAAGAATTGTTCTCAAAAAAAGCATTGAAACGTTAGCAAAAGAATTGAATGTATCAACAGGACCAATTAATTATTGGCTAGTGAAACACGATTTAAAAGATGTTATTAAAAATGTCAGAGTCATTCAAGGTGAAAGATTAGAGTTTCTTCAAAATAGAGAGAATCTCTATAATCTTTATGTAACACAAAATTTATCTATTAAACAAATTTGTAAAGATTATGGTTATGGGTCAGTTATTCTTACTGATTGGTTGAATTATCATAACATTCCAATTAAAAATAATAATGAATACGCCCGAAAAAATAATTTTGTTAGTAAGCCAGAAAAAGAATTGCATCTTTTTGTTGAATCTTTAATAGGTAATAATTTTATTTCTAACGATAGAAAATTAATGCGAGGGAAAGAACTTGATGTTTTAGTTCCATCTAAAAGTGTAGGATTTGAATACAACGGTTTATTTTCTCATTGCTATAGGCCACACGAAAAGAAAGCCTGTATTCGTAAAGATGAAACTTATCACTTAGGTAAAACAGAATTATGCTTTAAACAAGGTGTTACTTTAATTCACTTTTTTCCACCTGAATGGGATGAAAATAAAGAGGTTGCAAAAAGTTTTATTAAGCGTAAATTGTTAAAAAATGATAGAATTAATTCTAATGAATGTGTTATTAGATTAGTTAATAATAATTTTGGTAATGAGTTTTTAAAAAGTAATTCTATCTTAGGTGAATTATTAAATGAATTTATAGGAGTTGGATTATATTATAATAATGAATTAATTCAGTTGACGTGTTTTGAAAGATTTAATAACGATTGGATTATTAGTAGAATAGAGTCTAAAAAAGACGTGAGTATTATAAGAGGGTTTAAGTTAGTTTTAGATTATTTTAAAGATGTTTATAGTGGCAAAATTTATGCTAAAGTTAATCGAAGATTTTCTAATGGTCAGTTGTTAAAGAGTTATGGATTTAGTGTTGTTGAAGTTATTAAACCAGATTATTATTATACGGATAAAAAATTTATTAGGTTATTTGATGCCAATTTCTTAGAGTCTTATTGTAAAGGCAGAGAAAATGAATGCTTTTATGCGAAAAATCCTTTGTACAAAAAGGTGTTTGATTGTGGAAAATTATTGTTAAAATTGTAATAAAAAAGGAGGCATTTCTGCCTCCTATTATGGTTAAATTCTCTAACAGATCAGAGTAGATTTTTTACAAGTACACGTCTGTAATATCTGTTACTGTTAATCTGTAGACGGCCTAGACCTTGCTCAAGACCCTCTGCAAATGGGTTGGCTACCATTGAGTAACGAGTCTTGAAGCCAATCCTAGCTGTGAACATTTTAGGATCAACGGCACGTACCATCTGTAGAGGAATATAAGGACAATAAAATAGTCCAGCATCCATCGGAGATGAACCCTTATAACCAACCACATAATAATGATCGTTGCTTACGTTAGCAGCATAGCTGTCAACATAAACGCGATACTTACCCATAAGAGTACCAGCAAATAGATTGCCAGTATCATCTACGCTAAGATTGGCATTAAGAGCGGGGGTATAATCTAGTACACCAGCCATAGTTAGGGCAGAAGCCACATCAGCTGAGCACATAATTACGTTGCCCTTTCCGCGACGAGTGCGCTGAGCAACAGCGTTAGCATCACGCTCGATCTGGAAGATAAGACCTTTGAATTTCTCAACGGACCAACGACCATTTGAGTCAATATCAAGGTCAAATATGCCAGGAGTCGCAACGTTATTTGCAGCACCCTGTTCAGCTACCTTATAGATAGTACGAATAATCTCGCGGTTGATTTCAGAAAGAATCTCGGTTGAAAGAATATTCGCAAGCTCAGCTTCTGCGCTGGTATTGTGAATAGCCTTGAGATCCTGCATTAGCTCCATACTGTATTCACCAGCTAGGGCACGGCTCTTGGCGATTGCAACAACCTTTTCAATAGAGAATGACATCTCATTGAATTGATTGTTATCACCATTACCTAGGTTCTCAGCATCACCAGTTACCATACCTTGACCTACGTTATAGGTTTCGGTAGAAGAAACGGTGGGGTTGAGTAGACCAGGGTTAGTGCCACGCTGAGTAGTAGTACCAATACCAGCAGCGGTAGAACCGAAACCAGCAAGGCTAAAGCCGTTATTCTGACCAGAGAAAGCGGTATCAACTTCATTGAAGAAGGTTTCAGGACCAGTCTGATTGTTGTAGCGGCTGCGTAGTGCAAAGATTAGACCGGAAGGACCATTCATAGGCTGAACACCAGCTAGGTCATAAGCGACCAGATTAGGCATTGCCCGACGAATGAGGCTGATTAGAATTGGATCGAAACCAGCAACCGGACCACCAGCAGATGCGCTACCAGTGAAACCACCGGAAGTACCGGGGGCATTAGCTGAGTTGGTGGGACTCTCCATTAGAAGAGTGCCGTTCTCAAAAGCGTTTTCTTCCCGTAGGAATTTCTCTTGGTTTTCTAGAAGTTGGGCGGTTACTGACCGACGATAAGCATCTTTGATAGGATCTAGACCGTCGTAATTCAGAAGGGGAGCCCACTTTTCTTGCAGTTGTTCTTGTACGAACATTTGAGTTTACCTCTTAAAATGTGTTTGTTTGGGTTTGATTTAATCTTAAATTCAAACTTTTGCTACAGCAGCAGCCGCACGGAGATAGGACTCCATTGCAGGGGAGTAGGAACTACCCTGAGGAACATCCATACCTTCAGATAGGGTTTCTAGCTGAGCACTTAGGACCCGGCGATTTTGAGGGAAATAAGATTCCCGAAGGGTCATTAGCTTTTCACGATAAGTATCTGCACCTTCAAACTCAACACTTTCCGCAAGTGAAGCGAGCTTTTCCTGCTGAGTGATAGCTAGACCATCAGCAACATCATCAAAGATTTTATCTGCGACTGACTCAGAAAGTTTCTGAGTAAGCTGCATATTCTTCTCAATCTGCTCGTTGAGTTTATTTTCCATTTCGTCAAGTTTTTGGACCATATTCTCTACTACATCATACTTCTCCTCAGGGAGAGTTACATTATGTTCTTCAAAAAGATTGAATAGTTTACCTAGGAAAGATTCTGCAATCTGTTCCCGAATACCATATTGAATAGCGAGTTCATTCTCTTGCATCCACTCTTCAGAAACATACTCTAGATAAGCATCTAGACGTTCTTGTAGAGACTCTGCAATTTCTTGCACTTCCTCCACAAGAGCAGCCTCATACTGCTCCTCAAGACGATCACGAATTTCGCTGACTTTAGAACGTACAGCAGCCTCATAAATTACGCGGGTCTTTTCTTTGAACTCTTCAGAAAGATCCTCACCTGCAACTAGAGCCTCTACATCATCCTCTAGATCATAATCATCCTCATCATATTCGTCAGACTCATTCATAGAATCTTCGGCGTCTTCTTTTTCTTTCTTTTTACCTTTTTTCTCGGTTACTTCCTCCTCATCCTCATCCTCATCCTCATCTTCCTCGTCCTCATCATCTTCGTCTTTCTCTTCATAAAGCTCGTCCTCATCAGACTCATCTTCATCTAGAAATTCTTCATCATCATCCTCAGTTTCCTCACTGACAGGATTATTCATTTTCTGCATAGGTTCAGCAGCTCTAGCACCACGAGTAATAGCGTCAGAAACACGCTTTAGTCGTGAAGAAGGATCTTTAAGAGCGTTTGAATTGTCATCAGGCTTAGAATTTTCTGGAGTAGGTCCACCTAGGTCTTCATAACCAGTTTCCATACCGCCAGTAGTTAGCTTCTGCATAGGTTCAGCAGGAGCAGCGCCGCGATTCACCTGAGTCACGGAATGTGCGTTTTTTGCTTCCATTTCATTAAGAGGATTCTTAGAACGAGCCATTTTTTCTCCAGTTACCTGTTTTTATTCTGTATTTATTTAGAAAAATTGTGATTTTGTCAGATTAATTTTAAGTAGTTCTCGAAATGAAGAATCATACGTTCTTCATTAAGTCTACGTGAAATAACATCCTTTTCAATTCTATTACGAATGTTATAGGCAACATACTCTTTACGCTTAGAATCGTAAAGCCATTCTTTGCCTTCATAAATTCCATTAACAAATGCAGCAGAACCCACGCTTGGGTCAGCAACAATGTCAACAGTTGAAATAAGAAGATCATTACCAACTACGTTGTAACCCTCATTGTTAGGTCGAACCGATCCAAGAGCACGGCTACTTACACCTAGAACAACACCCTCATCAATAAGAGATTGTGCAATTGTCCCCATTGGGGTATTGAGAATCTTTGCTTTACCATAAAAATAATTACCACGCTCTTCGAGTTTAGTAATCATATGGGATACTTTAGTCAGGTCAATTGAGGGGGTGCTATTGTGATTTAATTCACCAACAGCCCGCTTTGCCTTAATAAAGTTTTCATTATAAATGGTCACGGCATTTCTCAAAGTATTCATAGGATAAATGCGATTATTCCTATTGGGCGCATCACCCATCATAAAGTTACCCTCAATGTAGAGAGTCCTTTTACCATTTCTTTCTTCTTTGAGAACCTTTACAGATTCTGCCTCTTCTCTAATAAGCTTCATTATTACAAGGGTTATTATACTTTATTTAGCATTTTATTGTGGTTTCCAGATAACAGCTAAATTTTCATTTAATAATTCGTCAGAAAGGTTTATTCCATCTCTAGTAATGGTTCCCAACCACCTATCAAATGTTTGAGATTTTGCAGTTTCAACGATTATTTCCCCCGGCTGATTAAACCAATTTCTGACAAATTCTATTGCTTTTTGATGATCGGGTGTTCCTTTTTCAGGACAATTTACTTTAGTCAATCTTAATTTAATATCCCAAGTAATGAAGGTGCCAAACCCAACATCCTTACCGATCCGCACCTTTAAGGTATCGGCATCAATAAATTTTAAAACTTCTACTAGATTATAACGATATTCAAGCATCGCCAGAAATTTGAACTTGTTGATAATAAAGAGCACCCGCCGCTAGACCATAAGCAGATACTTTAATTGACTTTCTTAGATCAGCATCTTTTGTGGTGTATGCTGTTACAATACCAGCTGAGTTATGATCTACAATAATACGACGAGAATAATACCCATTAACACCGGAAGATGTTAATACCTCAGTTACTCGCTTATGAGTAAAGTTGTAATAACTTTGACCCACTGAAACCAGAGACACATAATCATTAACTGAAAATGGTGAAGCTGTTCCTTCAGGAAAATCAATAAAAGTTGTAGCTCCAGTGATAATTCCTGCAACCCGTCCCGAAGCAGGCGAAAGGGCAAGAGTATAATCCTTTACAGATGGGGCATAATAATCAGTTGTTGCCGCAGTTGGTTCACCATCAATTTTGACAAAACAATTAGCAGTAGGGACAATACGAATCGTATCACACAAAACTGAAATAGGAATTGAAGTTGTTGCCGCACCAGCTGATACTGAAAAAGAACCACCAATGCCAACAGGTTTATGAGCCATTTATACTACTTTTAACTATAAATTTATTTAGGGATTAGTAGAGTTCTTTCCATTGTATAGAAACACCAACATTAGCAGTATAGTCTGTATCTATATTTGACACTCTAATAGAAAACACCTCAGAATCAGTTGAATCAAAATTTTGTGCGAGAAAGTTCTTTTTAGCAATAGGTCCTAGCTGACTATTTGCGGATGATCCAGAGACGACGTTAACATTTTGGCTAGATCCTGAAGCGTAACCACCAAGAAAGTCCTCATAATAAACGTTATCAAGTACCGTGGCAGTTTGATTAAACTCAGCAGCAGAGTTAACGTTTTCAGATACCCAGGTCCCAGAAGCTGTTAATCCAGCTGAAGTTGGGATTTTAATAACATCAAATTTAACATTGCCTCCGACAGAAAATACTGTGATATTAACCAGTTTAATAGTAGCCCGATTTTCTCTACCTTGAAAACTATTTTTAAGTCTCAATTTTATAACAGGTAGGGTACTACCAATACTGATAGTTCTCAGAGGTGTTGTATGTGACCATTCTTGTCCTGATTCAACATAACCACCTTCACTCATAACAGTCGCACAAATTTGAGAAAATGATGCTGCTGTACTAACCGTTCCAGTATTCCTTATCTCACATCGAATTGGTAGAACGGGTGTGGACATATAAACATTTTCTTGATAATTTGCATTATCAAATTCGTGCGCTAGAATACTATCCCCGTTAATAGCAAAACCGCATCTAACTTTACCAACACCAAGCCATTCAAAATCAGTGACAAATAATTGTGTTTTTGTTATGTCAATTGTAGCACCAGAGGGACCTTCACCATCAAGTCGATCTTTATTCCATTGAGATTGAGGTATTCTTCTTTCAGAAACAATTCCTGTTGTGCTTGATCGAAGAACGAAACTTAATACACCATTTCCAGTTTGCTCAAAAAAGATGCCATTTTTATCATCGAAATATCCTGTTCTTTTAGTTACATTGGTATTTGCAGCTCCAAATTTAAAAGAAGAATAAATGAGTTGACTTTTACCGGGAAGATAATGGTGATACCGTTTTGT